GTTAAAATCATGGAGCCTTGTGCAGTGTTACACGTCAGTGGTGACATCGTGCCTCTCATTGAGAAAGGATTTCTTCCCATCTTCGATGTAAATCGAATTTCGACGTTAAATGATTTATGGATTGAGCGAGGTAAATTTGGCACTGAATGCTACTGTTATGGAACTCTCACAAAATGGACAATTCGACAGTTAAGAGGTCACAGATTTATATTTGTGAGCACGAAGAAAAGAATACATCTAAAAGACACAATAATAACACCAGATGTTGTTATTAGCCAACAGGTTTTATCAGGGGGTCTAAGAGAGTTGGAAACAATAATAGGATTTAAAAGAATTGGATTACGGAAAAACTTCGGGGATCAGTTACGGAAGTACGCACTTTTGAGTTGTCGGTTCTTAAACGGTTCTGAAGCTGAGACATTAAATGTAGCTGAGCCAAATGTCCATAAGGTGCGTGGGCTCACAATGGGTCCACCAACACACTTAAATCTTCTGGGAAGTTATGAGAATGATGGACCGACTGATGAAAAACTTGTTTCAATGATTGATTATATTACATATAGTGCTGATCAAATATATTATATTGGGTGTGGGGATTTAAGAACTTTGAAATTGTTTGCAAAAAGAGATAAGAGAAGATTCAATCGCGTGCGTTGGTTTTGCTTTGATCCTATCGCTCCGGAAAGTTTTGCTGAGAACGTATTAGTGAGGAAAACAAAGATAGAAAATTATAAAGATCTGAAAAAATATATGGATAGCGGCTCGGTAGAAAGAGTATTGATATGGGATGTGAGTGGAGATGGAAAGAAAGGGACGATTGAATGGGAACAACAACGTGCATCAGAAGACAGGATGGGGGAGCAAATTGCAAAAGGATTAACTAAATTTTTTAGTTTTGCTGTAATTAAACATCGAATTCCAAAGGATAACGAAGTCTATAGTTGCTATTCATCTCTAATTATCCCACAACCGGGTGCGGCGCAAGATATGTATGAATGTAGGAATATAATAAAATTAGAAGGATTTTCAAAAGTCGATAGGACACATTTGGGAGAGGCGAGAATTCATTATGTTTCACCCAAAGATTTGAGACTGTTGATACACCGATTTCATGGCTTTGGGAGAGGGAGGAAATTGAAGAAAAGTATTTTTGAATATTTACATATTGAGAGAGTAAATGGACTAGATTCTCTAGACGAGCCAAGAGCTGATTTGTTTTACCTCACAAATCATAGAAATGCAGCGCGAGTTGAGGACATTAGAAGAGTAGTTGAACAAAGTACGATCTCAACATTATGGGTAGGAAAGAGACCACTATATGATTATCCTGATTTTAGATATCCGAGATGTGATGCCATGTTAAGATTTAGCAATATTACCAACAGAGTCTTCGATGGCAATGGAGCTTTATTATATTTGATGTGGAAGTATCCTGAAAAATTCAGTAAGAAGATTAATTATGACCCAGCGTGGGCAGAAAATTATTGTGTCATTTTAAAAGAGGATATTCCAAGAATACCTGTTCCAGAGCTTTCACTATGTAGATTTATTGGTTTGAGGACAGTAAGCACTATGATGAGAGTTCAAACAAATTCAGTTCATCAGATTTCCGATAAGGTGAAGAAGATGGGGTTAGATCTGTCAGGACATTTGTTTATTGCTTTGATGTCTGATAGTTACATTTCGGATATTATGTGGTGGTTTGACATGATATTAAATTGGTCGGTCTTAAATCGTGAAGAGAAAAAGAGGAAGTTATTTGAAATGAATGCGGAAGTTATTGAATGGAAAGAAGATCGAGCGAATGAGCCTTGGCACATTAAACCAGATTTAATTGCAGCGTTGATGGAATTTTCAAGATTTATTAATGTCATGATGACGGATGAGGCCTGTGTCACAAAGTGGATACTGTACCTCCGTTCAAAAGAGTAGGTGAGACTCGAAGAGGCTTTCATGAAACAACTCAC